ATCATCTTTTCTGCTCCAACCATATCTGACATAGTAAGTGGAGAAATCTTAGCCAGCTCCTTGATTTGCGGAATCAGTCGCCCTGCTATATCTTCTCCAACCATAGTCTCAATAGCGGTCTGCATAGATTGAAATTCGCCACGCACACGAATCATTTCAGAACCTAATGCCTTTAATACTCCGGCGCCACCAATAACTGCCAGCGCTTTCTTCCAAGATATAGCGATACCTTCGTTAGTTTCTACTACTTGTTTCCCATCATTCTTATAAAGTGTATATTCATCCCGGAGTTTCTTTACGGAAAGACGCGCTTCGGCTTGCTGTTGGGTGAGGTTGAATAAAGCATCCCGTTCTTTACCGAGCGCTCTTTCTTGTTTGCTGATGTGATTAAGCAGTTCTTTATCTTCCCCACCTCTTGAAACGATGTTCTTATATAACTCCTTATTTTTACGAATAGTTGTTTGAAGAGAACCTATGGCATTCTTTTGAGCGATAATCTTCTCTGTGAACCCATTTACAGATTGGGAAGCATCGAAGATTTTCCTTTTGAATCCCGTTTCCATCTCCGCTCCAGCTTTGGCTGCATTAGTCACCAACTCATCCAATCTTTGATTAGATGCAGCAAGTTGGACATTTAAAGCCTTGAAAGCAGCAGGAGACTGCGTGCCATCCATGCTCATTAACTCTTGTTTTAACTTCGCAATTTCATTACGGA